CGGTCGAAGTCACCGGCACTCCCGACGCTGACGGCTGGCTGGTCACCGTCTCTGCTGAGCAGACCAAGCGACTCGGGGCCGGGCTGCTGAAGTACCTCGTCCGCGCCACGTATGCGGGCGGTATCGTGCAGACGCTGGACGCGGGCACGATCACCGCCGTCGGTGTCACGGACCTCGGCACCGGAGCCAGCACCGCCAGTCACGCCGCCCGCATGGTGGCGAAGTACGAGGCCCTGCTGGAGCAGGTCGACAATCTGTCGGAATACAGCGTCGGGGAGCGGACCGCGAAGCGGCACGGCCCCGAGGTGCTCGAAAAGTCGCTGCGCTACTGGAAGCGTGAGTTGGCGAAAGAGCAGAACGGCGGGCGGCTACCGCCGGTCGTCATGCGGTTCCCGCCGCTGGTGGGCATCGACACGGCGAGCACGGGCGGGGTCGTATGAGCCGACTGCGCGCCGCGTTCGCCGCCCTTGCGGGCCGTCAGCCGGCTGCCGTCATGACGCGCCCGACCTTCGCCCGCCGCATCGGCATGCGGGCCGGTGCCGCGATTGACGCGATCATGGGATGGGGCGGCGCGGACGAGGGTGTCACAGGACTCATCAAGCGTGGCGACTACCCGAAGCTGCGAGCGCAGGCCCGCGAACTGGAGCGCGTCGCGCCGCTGATTGCCCGCTATGCGGAAGTGACGCACGAGAACGTGTGGGGACCCAACGGCATCACGCTCCAGGCGGTGCCCGCCCGCACCCGAGGCGACGCGCCGAACACGGTGCTGGCGAAGCAGAACGAGGCCGCGTGGTACCGCTGGTGCGAGACGTGCGACCTCTCGGGCGGGTCGCTCGACGACGCGATGGAGTGGTTCGACCACCGATTCGCCATCGACGGCGAGGCCGCGCTCGAAATCGTCTACCGATCGGACCTCCTCTTCGGCGTCGGCATCCGCCGCATCGACGCGGACCTGATCCACTGGAGCAAGACGGAGCAGCGGAAGCCGGGCCAGAACGCCATCGACCATGGCGTCGAGATGGACCGCGACGGCAAGCCGATCGCGTACTGGATTCTGTCGCACAAGCTGACGGAAGTCGACGTGTACGGCCCCGTGACCGAGCGTCGCGTGCCCGCGTCGCGCATCGTCATCGAAAAGCACGGCAACAGCACGCGCGGGTGTACGCCGCTGGCTCCAGTGATGCAGCGGGCCGACATGCTCAACAAGATGCAGGAAGCCGTGGTCGCACAGCATCGCGCCGCCGCCTGCAAGATGGGCTTTCTGGAGACGGCGCTCGACGGCGAACACCTCGCGGCCGATCCGGGCACGAACATGGTCACGATGGAAGCGGCCAGCGGCGTGATCGAGCAGTTGCCCGCCGGCATGTCGTTCAAGTCGTGGGAGCCGGGCTCGCCGGGCGCGCAATACCGCGAAGTCTACACGACGCTGGTCCATGAAATCGCGTCGGGCCTGCCGGGCGGCATCACGTATGTCGGCCTGACGGGTGACCTGACGGAAGCGAACTACAGCAGCATGCGGCAGGGCGAATTGCAGGCGCGCGACGCGTGGCGTGTGGCGCATCGCCGCCGCGCCGAGGCCGTGTTGCAGCCGCTCTACGCCGCCGTGATCCGTGGCGCGCGCTTGGCGCAGGCCGTGACGACGACGCTGGATGACGAGGCGGTGACGCTGGCCGTGTGGCACGGCCGCGTGTGGCCGTGGGTCGATCCGCTCAAGGACGCCAACGCGATCCGCGAATTGCTGGCGCTCGGGCTGACGACGCGTACCCGCGAACTCAACGCGCTCGGGCTGGCCGCTGGCGAGGTGTTCGCCGAGCTGTCGGCCGAGATCGCGACGATGAAAACCCTAGGCATTCCGACCGAGGTAACGACCGTCCAAGCGCAGGCCGCTGCCGCCGAGAATGCCGCATCACGCCCGAGGCTGACGGCATGAATGAGACACGCAAGGCCGACGTGCTGCGGATGCAGCGCGACGACGGCACGATGTACCGCACCGCCGCTGTGACGGTGGCAACGCCGGACGAAGCAACGCAGACGCGCTCCGTGTCGCTGGCGATCAGCAGTGAAGCGCCTGTGCTGCGCTACGACTACCGCACGGGCGATTTCTTCTACGAAGTCTTGGCGCACGACGCCAGCGCGGTCGACCTCTCGCGGGCGCAGAACGGTTTGCCGCTGCTCCGTGGGCACGATCAGCGCGACGTGGTGGGCCGCGCCCGCAACGTCACCGTGGACGCCGACAGCGTGCTCCGCGCCAGCGACGTGACGTTCTCGCGTTCCGAGGATGGCCGCGCCGCGATGATGGACGTGGAAGACGGCATCCTGACCGACACGAGCGTGGGCTACGTCGTGGGCGATCAGTACACCGAATCCAAGCGCGACGGCGACGAGTTCGCGACGCGCACCTACACGCGATGGACGCCCTTCGAGGTGTCTCTCGTCGCCGTACCCGCTGACCCGTCGGTCGGCGTTGGCCGCAGCGCACCTCCCGCGCCTGTGGCTCGTGTCACTCACATTCAGGAGCATACCGTGGACGAGAATCACACGGCATCGGCCACGGTGGAAGCCCGTGCCGAGGCCATCAAGGGCATCTGCGCCGGGGCCGGTGTCAGCATCGCCCGCATGGACAGCTACATCGCCAGCGGCAAGAGTGCCCGCGAAGTCGGCGCTGAGCTGATGGGCGAACTGGCCGCGCGCAATCAGGAGCAGGCCAAGCCGGTCACGCTGACCGAGGCCGAGGAGCGCGAGTACAGCATCGTCAACGCGATCAACGCCGCCGCGACGGGCACCCGCTCGTTCGAGCTGGAAGTCTCGGACGAGATCGCGAAGTCGCTGGGCCGTCAGGCGCAGCAGAACGCCTTCTTCATGCCGACCACCGGCAAGGCCTTTAAGGGCCGCGCCGAAGAGATCCGCACGCAGCTCTCCCTCACCGCCGGTTCCGGCAAGGGCGGCGAGGCCAAGTTCACCGAGTTCGGCTCGTTCATCGAGATGCTGCGCGCTCGCCTCGTGCTGTCGCGGCTCGGCGTGACGTTCCTCGGTGGGTTGCAGGGCGCGGTGGGCTTCCCGCAGCAGACGGCAGCCGGCGCATTCTCGTGGGGCAACGACGCCACGGCTCCTGGCCTGTCGTCCCTGTCGCTCCAGAACCCGCTCCGCACGATGGATGCGAAGGTCGGCAGCTCGCGCACCACGTTCTCCCGCACGCTGCTCCGTCAGTCGAGCATCGGCGTGGAAAACCTCGTCCGCAACGACCTGCTGAACATCCACGCGCAGGGCATCGAAATCGCGGCCATCAACGGCGCGGGCGGCACGGCTCCCCGTGGCATCCTCCAGACGGCCGGCATCGGCGCGGTCGCCCTCGGCACGAACGGCGCGGTGCCGACGTACGACAGCATCGTGAACCTCGAATCCGAGGTGACGCAGGACAACGCCGACGTGGCGGCCATGAACTACCTGACGACCGCACGCGGTCGCGGGCAGCTCAAGCGCACGCAGGTGTTCACCGGCACCAACGGCGTGCCCGTGTGGCAGGGTGGCATCGACGGCGGCGAGATGAACGGGTACGGCGCGTACGCGACCAACAACGTGCCGTCGAACATCGTGAAGGGGTCGTCCGGTGCGGTGTGCCACGCCGTGATCTTCGGCGCGTGGTCGCAGATGATCGTGGGCGAGTGGGGCGCGGCTGAGATCATGGTCAACCCGTTCGTCGCCGGCTCGCCGCAGCTCATCGAGGTGTCGTCGTTCCAGCTCCTCGACGTGTTCGTGCGGTACCCGGAGTCGTTCGCCGCGATCACCGACATGCTGGTCAACTAAGGTGCCCGCGATCACGCTGCGATGGGGCGTCGTGTTGGAAGACGCGACGGTGGGGCAGCCCGGAGAGACGCACGTCGTCTCCGAGGGCTTCGCCTGCGGCCTCATCGCGCGTGGTCGCGCGGTGCTGGCGGCGCAGTCCGACCCGCCGCCGATGCCGAAAGACCCGAGCGACGGCCCCGTGCCGGTGGTGCTGCTTGCCACCTCGGAGCCGATCGACACGGTCGACGCGAAGCCGTCACACCGGCGTCGCCGCTGATGGCGTTCGGCGATGACGACCTCCGCGCGATGCTCTCGGACTTCGGCCAGCCGGTCGAGTTTCGTGGCGTCCGCGTGGGACTTGGCACCATCGACACGACGCTGACGAGTGCGGCGGATGGGGTCGGGATGGAAGTGCAGCGCAAGGTCATCGTGCTGCGCGTCGTGGCGGGCGCATTGGCCGGCTGGACGCGCGACGACGTGGTGACGTGCGGCGGCACGCGGTGGAAGCTGCGTGAGAAGATCGACGACGCGCGGACCATCGACGGGGCCTACGACCTGTTCTCGGTCGGTGCCGCATGATGCAGCAGGCCGTGGACGTGATCGCCGAGGCGATCGACGCGAACCTTCGCACGGCGCTGTCGGACATGCCGGGCGCGGATGCCGTCGGGCTGGCGCGTGGGGCTGACGTGCTGGTGACGCGCAACCTGGTCGATGACGCGCTGGTGAGTGGCACCCCGATCGGCGTGCGCGTGGAGGTGCAGGACACGGTGACGGAAACGTGGCCGTTCGAGGCGCAGGACGAGGAAACGACTGCGGTCCAAGTCGGCGTGACGTGTTGGCTGTCACGCCCGGCAAACGTGGCGCTCCGCGCTGCAACAGACGATGAGATGATCCGCGCCGTCCGTGCGCTGGTCCGTGCCGTGAGTGTCAGCATCCGCAGTGCGTTCTCGCCGATTCCGGTGGTCGAGCGCGACGGGGTGCAGATCCGGTGCCCGAGGACCGCGACGTATGGCGAGCCTGAACAGGGTGAGGACGGTGCCCTCACTGTGATAACGCTCTCGCTGAGCGTTCCAACGCTGGACCATTGGGCGCTCAGCGCCGGAGGGGTGTGAGATGGCTACGTTCATGGACGCCAACACGGCGACCCGCTTTGTGTTCAACCCGATGCTGATCGTGATCGACGGGCGGCGCATCGGCCCGACGCGCGGCGGCTGCACGTTTAGCCGGGCGCTGGAGATCGTGCAGCCCGAGATGGACGGCGTGAATCAGCCGGTGCGCGGGATGGAGTACATCCGCAGCGACATCCCGACGCTGGAGTTCCAGGCGACGGAGTTCTCGGCGGGCAATAAGCAGCTCATGAACCAGAACGTCGCCGGTGTGGGCACGGCCCCGAATCTGACGTTCACGCCGTATGCCAACATGACGATGATGACGTCAAGCCAGTACGTGACGACGAACGGCGGCGTGATTGCCTACGGCCAGTTGTCGGATACGACGGCGGGCTTCTTTTTCGTCGCGATCCCGTCGGCGCTGATTACGGCGGTGCCGTCGTTCGGCGCGAACGGCGAGGCGACGCTGGCGTTCACGTGTGTGGGTCGCGCGGCGGACAGCACACCGGACGGCAAGCTGTGGAATTACGGTCGCATCGCCGCGATTCCGGCGGAAGTGGGTGGCCCGTAATGGCCGTCAAGGTCGCGACGTTCACGACGTGGCAGCCCGAGGACATCGAGCTGCACGACGGGACGGTCTACCCCTGCCGTCAGATCAGCGCGGCGGGGCTGGACCTCTTGCAGCGGATGCGCGAGTTCGCGGCTGGCGAGTCGGAGGAGGAAGTCACGCGCAACGAGCTGGTGGCGGAAGTCGCGTCCCTGCTCGGTGCGCCAGTGCCCGAGGTGAAGCGGTGTAGCGTCGATGAGTTGATCTCGGTGCTGATCTCGGCATCGGTGCCGGCTGAGAAGCTGCGCGAGGCGCTGCACGAGGACGCGGAAAAAAACGGCCATCGCGGGGCGGCTCGTCCGACCCCGCGCAGGAAGGCCCGAGCGTGACGATCGACGCGCTGATCCTTCGGGTCGCGCTGTTGCTGAGCCTCGCCCCGTCCGCCGTCGCGCGGATGCAGGCGACGGACGTGCTCGCGTTGGCCGTGGCGGAAACGCAGCGGGATCGTGAGCAGCGCGTCCGCGACGTGCAGTCGGCGGCGTTGCTGAATCTCGCCATGTGGGCACCGGAGAAGTTGCGCGACGTGGAGACGCAGGCGCTTGAGCGTGCGGGGCTGTCGGTGCCGTCCGCGCCGTCCTCGCTGGCCTTCGAGGCCATGCTGGCGGCTGCGCCGGTCGTGGAGGCCGTGTAATGGCGCAGAAGGTCAGCAGCCTCGCGATTGACATCAACGTCACGGGTGCGCCGCAGGCGTCGGCGGCGTTGGATGGCGTCGAGAAGAAGGGCGCGGGGGCAGCGGCCTCGCTGGGCAGCATGGCGACAAAAGGGCTGGCCGCTGGGGCCGCGCTTGGCGCGGTGACGGTGGCTTCGCGCAAGATGCTGGAGGCGGCCGAGCAGTACAACCGCATCGGCGCGAAGCTGGCTGTCGTCACTGGCAGTCTTGCGGAGGCGAAAGAGGTGCAGGACCAGTTGTTTGCCGTGGCGCAGGAGACGGGCACAGAGTTTGAGTCACTCGCTGGCACGTATTCGCGCATCGCACTGAGCGCCAAGTCCCTCGGCGTCACGCAAGCGCAAATGGTGCAGGTGACGGCGAACGTGGCAAAGGCGCTACAGGTGTCAGGCGCGTCCGCTGCGGAAGCCGCATCCGGTGCGACGCAGTTGGCGCAGGCGCTCGGCTCCGGAAAGCTCGCAGGCGACGAATTAAAAAGCATCCTTGAAAACGCGCCCGTGCTGGCAAACGCCATCGCGGCGGGCATGCAGACGAGCACGACGCGACTCAAGGAGTTGGGCGCGGAGGGCAAGCTGCTGTCCGTTGACGTGTTTGCCGCAATCCTCAAGCAGACGGGCGACATCGACTCGTTGTTTGACAAGATGGGCGACAGCATGGAGCGCAGCGGCACGCGCCTCTCGAACAGCTTCAACCGCGCGCTGGCCTCCATCGACAACAAGATCGGCGCGTCGCGGTTCCTGTCGGCGCTGTTCAACTCCATCTCCGAAGGGCTGGACGGCCGGAGTCCCGGCGGTGTCGTCGGAGGCAGCGCCAATGCGGCGGGCGGCGGCAACGCGTACACGGCTGGCTTCATCCCCGGTGCCGCACCAGTGCAGGGCGCTCGCCCGCGATCGACGCGCCCGATGGTGGGCATGGGCAACCGCACCAACCTTCCCACCGTCCGCGTGACCGCTGACGACCCGCGTCCCGGTCGTGGCGGCACTGGCCGCAGCCGCACCCCGATCCGCCGGGAGAACCCCGGCGCGAACCCGTCCCCGCTCGGCTCGGGGATGCTTGGCGCTGGACTCATGGAGGCGGCGCGGTCGCAGCGCATGAGCAACGCGATGGGATCGGTCAACGCGATGGGCTTTGCGGGCGGCAACATCGCCGAGACGATCGGCAACGATCTCGCGGCGCGATTGGCCCCGGTGCAGGAGCGCATCGCCATGCTCGGCCAGGGGATCGGCATGACGCTCACCGACAGCATCTCCAACGGCATCACGGCGGCGGTGCAGTCGGGCAGCATCGGCGAGGGCTTCAAGGAGCTGGGCCGAACGCTCGTGGGTGGCCTCGGCGCTGCCGTGCGGGACTTCGGATTGCAGGCGTTGGCCGCGTCCACGTTGATGGAGACGCTGAGAACGTCGCTCATGTCGTTCTTGCCCGGCGCGGGAATCGCGGCGTCGCTCGGCCTGATCGCGCTCGGATCGGCCATGGTCGGCTTGGCCGGTCGCGGAGCGCGGTCCTCCTTCGGTCGCACGAACACCGGCATCGACCGCGGCGCGTCGCAGCCGTCTACGATGGTGGAGCGCGGCACGCTGTCGGCCAACATCTTCGGCGGCGGCATGGCGTCGGGCAGCGTCTCAAGCCAGATGGCGAGCGGGAACCCCGTGATGGTGAACGCGACGATCATCGGGTACAACGACCCGCGCGCGCAGCGTGACATCGCCGAACTGATGAAGCGGAGCGCGGCACGGGGGGCGGTCTAATGGCGGGCCTCACGTTCAACGACGGCACCGGCTCGGTGACCTTGCGGGGCGTGCTAGCCGCGCCGTTCAACCGGTTCCGCAATTTCTCGCCGACGATCAACATGGCCGGGGTCAGTGTGTCGTCCATCGGCACCGGGCGGACGACGCTGTGGGAATACCGCAACGATTTTCTTGTGTCGCTCGAGCTGCCGTTTATCTCGCCGCGCGGATTCGGCGGCGAGAGCGGCACCAACATGGCCCAGCGGCTGATCCGGCACTTGCAGCGCGGGAATACCGTCAGCCTGCTCGTCGAAGATGATGTCGCGACGGCGAGCGTCACGTCATGGCTCGCGCCGGGTGCGTCGGCCACGCTGACGCTGGAAAACCCGCGCGACATGCTCTACGTGTTTGCCGCGACGTTCGCGAACACGACGACGCCGTATCTGGCCGTCTATGGCGGGCTGCGTCCGTAATGCCGATTGTCGCCGCGCGGGTTCGCATCCGGAACGACGCCGACACCGCCGACCTCGTCACGCTGGCGATGGCCGACCTCTCGGCATGGCCCGAGGGCGACGGCACGGCGGTGAACGTCATCACCGGCACGCACCGGAGCGGCAGCTACACCGTGCGCGTCGTCGATGCGGGCGTGCTCACGGGCGTGCTCAACGACGCGAACGGACGCACCCGGCTCAAGTCGCGGCGGGCGTATGTCGAAGTCCAGACCGACGGCGGATCGTGGGTGCAGCGCATCGGCGGCTTCATCACGCGCGTGACGATCCGCGACGGGCATGATGCGGAGCTGGAGATCGGCCAGACGCTGCGCGTGAGCGCGACGGCGCTGGTGCCGGTGACGGGGGCCGGCGCGACGGTGAACCGTGGCGCGATCGTCGGCGGGCCGCTCATCAGCACGTGGGGGCCGGTGGCGACGCTGGGCGGCTGGTACTGCAACGTCGTCACCGTCTCAAGCCGTCGTGTGACGGTGCAGATTGAGCGCAGCTACACGCCGCCCGCGAACACGATGCGCCGCACGTTCGGCGCGATCGTCGAGGACGCGGGGCGGGCCACCGCGGCGCTCGCGCCGTTTCTCGAAGGCGGACTGACGAACGTTGAGTTCGGCGGATTCGCGGACGTGCACGGCAACGCGCCGCGACTGTCGGCGCGACTGACGCGAGTCACCGACAGCCAGGTCAGCGTCGGCACGCCGCGTGTGCCCGCCGTGAGCAGCTTCCTGAACCCGACCGTGGGCACGCCGATTTTCACCGGCACCACCGACGTGCGCTTCACCCTCGACGTGCAGACCGGCGACCCGCTGCCCGCCGTGAACGACAAGGTGACGCTCGCCATTGTAGCCGGCGAGATCACGCCGGACGCGCCCGCGTACCTCGACGGCCACCCGATCGACATTGTGGCATCGCTGTACGACTCGATCGGGGTGCCGCGCAATACGGCCAGCTTCACGACGGTAAAAAATCAGCTCGGCAGCCAGCTCCGCTACGCCTTGCGCGTCACGGAGCCGTTTGCGTTGCAAGAGTGGCTGGATCAGACGATCAGCGGCCCGCTCGGCGTGGCGTTCCTGCCCGACGCGACGGGCGCGGTGCAGGCGATTTACATGCGCCGCCCGCTCGAGGCGCTGCCGTCGGACCTGTTAACGATCGACGACGTCTCGGAAATCGGATCGCTCTACGAGGACACCGAGGACAGCACGGTGGCGCGGCTGGTGTGGGAGCAGGATCAGTACGCGCTGATCGCCGAGCCGACCGAGAACGACCCCGCCGACCGCGTGCTGACCAACACCGCGCGGCAGGAGTTCGTGATCGACGGCGGCACGACGTATGCGACCCGCACGATCACCTACCGCATCACGGGCCAGTATTACCTCGCGAGTCAGTGGCCGGGCACGCTGGATGCCATCAGCAGCGCCCAGCGCGAGCAGTTGGCGACCCGCTACGGGCGCGGGGCGGCAGAGACGACGCTCAGCGTGCGCCGGGACGCGACGGTGGCCGGCACGCTGGCGCTCGGGTCGTATGTGCTCAACCGGGTGCCGTCGCTGCCGTCCGGATCCGCGCGACTGGCGACGCAGCCCGGCGTGTCGCGGGTGCAGCAGGTCACGGCGATCACGGAGACGGTCGGCGAACGGGTGGTCACGCTGGAAGACCTCGGCCCGGTCGCTGCCGCGATTACGACGGTGCCGACGCTGACGGTGAGCACGTCGGTGCAGTCGTATCTGTTGACAATCACCAACGCCGCGACACTGGCGACGGGGCTGTTCGGGGTGCGCGTGGAGATGGCGACGACGAGCGGAGCGTCCCCCGCCTCGACCGACTGGACGCCGCTGCGGTCGTTCTTATCGACCGAGATTGCGACAATTTCCAGCACGGTGTCGTCCGTGCCGATCACGGTCTGGTTCCGCGCCCGCGCGGAGCGGTTCGGGTTCTTGCCGAGCGCGTGGAGTTCGTCGGCGTCGGCGTCATTCTCGGCGCTCGCTAGCATCACCGGACTGACCGCCACGGCGGTAAGCGGCGACGGCTCGCGGCTCTCGATCGCCTGGACCCGCGCGGCGACGGATGGCGCGGTGTTCGACGTGTTCGTGCGGCTGTCGAGCGAGACGCAGGGCACCGGCATCTTCGCCGCGCAGTTGCCAGCGGGCAGCACGTCCGCCATGGCGACGGGCCTCACGGCCGGCACGCTCTACACGGTGGACGTGCGGGCGCGGTCGGTGTTCGGCGTGGATCAGGCGGTGTTCGTGTCTACGACGCAGACGACGGCGGGGTCGTCGGTGACGCTGAGTGATCCGACGGCGCTCGCGGCCTACGTCCCGTTCTCAGGCTCAGTGGCGCTGGACGGCAACGTCACCGGCACGCCGCTCCCTGACGCGGAGGTGGAGATCGCGCAAGAGACGGCGGTCGGCTCTGGCGTGTTCGGCAGCTACAGCGCGGCGGCGACAGTGGCCCCGGCGCCGGGCGGTGCCTTTACCGCCACGATTGCGGTGGCCTCAGATAATCGGTTGCGGCGACTGCGGGCGCGTGCGGTGCGGGCGGGCGCGGTGTCGTCGTCGTTCGTGGTGGCACCTACAGACGTACTGCCTGACGGCTCGGGGGGATTGTGATGATCGACACGCTACAGGCGGCGGCACTCGCCACGGGGCCAAGCTGGCAGGGCATCGGCACACTGGTCCTCGGCGTGTTGCAGGCGCTGCTGTTCTGGATGTTGGGGCAGTCGAGTCAAGACCGCCGCGAGATTCGGAGCGCGATCGACCACGTAAAGGGCGAGGTGGCGACGTTGAACGCCCACGTGGGTGTCGATGGCAACGGCATTATCTCGCGCCTCGACACGATGGCGCT